ATGCTGGAACAAATGGGCATTGCCGCGAAGCAAGCCTCTTATAAATTAGCGCAACTCTCCAGCCGCGAAAAAAATCGTGTGCTGGAAAAAATCGCCGATGAACTGGAAGCACAAAGCGAAATCATCCTCAACGCTAACGCCCAGGATGTTGCTGACGCGCGTGCCAATGGCCTTAGCGAAGCGATGCTTGACCGTCTGGCACTGACGCCCGCACGGCTGAAAGGCATTGCCGACGATGTGCGCCAGGTGTGCAATCTCGCCGATCCGGTGGGGCGGGTAATCGATGGCGGCGTACTGGACAGTGGCCTGCGTCTGGAGCGTCGTCGCGTACCGCTGGGGGTTATTGGCGTGATTTATGAAGCGCGCCCGAACGTGACGGTTGATGTCGCTTCGCTGTGCCTGAAAACAGGTAACGCAGTGATCCTGCGCGGCGGCAAAGAAACCTGTCGCACTAACGCTGCAACGGTAGCGGTGATTCAGGACGCCCTGAAATCCTGCGATTTACCGGCAGGCGCAGTACAGGCGATTGATAATCCTGACCGCGCGCTGGTCAGTGAAATGCTGCGTATGGATAAATACATCGACATGCTGATCCCGCGCGGCGGGGCTGGTTTGCATAAACTGTGCCGCGAACAGTCGACAATCCCGGTGATCACTGGTGGTATAGGCGTATGCCATATTTACGTTGATGAAAGCGCAGAGATCGCTGAAGCATTAAAAGTGATCGTCAACGCGAAAACTCAGCGACCGAGCACATGTAATACGGTAGAAACCTTGCTGGTAAATAAAAACATCGCCGATAGCTTCCTGTCCGCATTAAGCAAGCAAATGGCGGAAAGCGGCGTGACGTTACACGCAGATGCTGCTGCGCTGGCGCAGTTGCAGACAGGCCCCGCGAAGGTGGTGGCGGTTAAAGCCGAAGAGTATGACGATGAGTTTCTGTCATTAGATTTGAACGTCAAAATCGTCAGCGATCTTGACGATGCCATCGCCCATATTCGTGAACACGGCACGCAACACTCCGATGCGATCCTGACCCGCGATATGCGCAACGCCCAGCGTTTTGTTAACGAAGTGGATTCGTCCGCTGTTTACGTTAACGCCTCTACGCGTTTTACCGACGGCGGCCAGTTTGGTCTGGGAGCGGAAGTGGCGGTAAGCACACAAAAACTCCACGCGCGTGGCCCGATGGGCCTGGAAGCACTGACCACTTACAAGTGGATCGGCATCGGTGATTACACCATTCGTGCGTAAATAAAACCGGGTGATGCAAAAGTAGCCATTTGATTCACAAGGCCATTGACGCATCGCCCGGTTAGTTTTAACCTTGTCCACCGTGATTCACGTTCGTGAACATGTCCTTTCAGGGCCGATATAGCTCAGTTGGTAGAGCAGCGCATTCGTAATGCGAAGGTCGTAGGTTCGACTCCTATTATCGGCACCATTCAAACATCTCCCCAAGTCTACTAAAGTCTTTCAAAACCCCTTATAATCCGCGTATTAAAGCCCCGTTCGTCTTTTGACGTCTACTAAAGTCCCTCAAAATCTACGGTCAGATGGGGGTACTTATGGGGGTATTTGCTGTTCGGTTTAGTGGAGGTACCCCCAAGTGAAACTCAATGCCCGTCAAATAGACACAGCCAAGCCAAAAGAGAAGGCTTACAAGCTGGCCGATGGTGGCGGTTTGTATCTCTTGGTAAAACCTAATGGAGGTAAATACTGGCGACTTAAATATCGTGTAGCTGGTAAAGAGAAGCTATTGGCACTAGGTGTTTATCCTGAGGTTACTCTAGCCGATGCTCGGGCAAAACGTGAAGATGCGAAAAGAGGTATCGCTGGTGGTATCGATCCGATGGAAGCGAAACGAGAGGAAAAGATTGCCCGGGAAACGCAGTTAAACAACACCTTCAAAGATATTGCCCTTGAGTGGCACAGCAGCAAATTAAAAAAATGGTCTGCTGGTTATGCTTCAGACATCCTCGAAGCCTTCAACAAAGATGTGTTCCCTTACATTGGCAAAAAAACCATCGCCGAAATCAAACCACTTGAACTTCTGAATGTGCTGCGTCGCATCGAGGGGCGCGGTGCTACAGAAAAAGCCAAAAAAGTGAGGCAACGGTGCGGGGAAGTTTTCCGCTATGCAATAGTCACTGGTCGCGCAGAGTATAACCCTGCACCAGACCTTACTAGCGCGATGCAAGGCCATGAATCTAATCATTACCCTTTCCTTACAGCCAAAGAATTACCTGATTTTTTCAAGGCATTGTCCAGTTACTCAGGAAGCGCATTGGTTGTTATGGCGGCTCGTCTACTGATTATCACCGGCTTGCGGACTGGCGAACTACGTGGCGCATTATGGGATGAAATTGATTTCAACAAGGCTATCTGGGAGATACCCGCTTCACGTATGAAAATGCGGCGGCCTCATATTGTGCCATTGTCTGAGCAGGCTCTTTCGCTTATTGGGAAGATTAGAGAAATAACAGGCAATTACCCTCTTATGTTTCCCGGGCGCAATGATCCAAGGAAAACAATGAGCGAGGCCAGCATAAACCAAGTGTTTAAGCGCATTGGCTACGCTGGACGTGTAACTGGTCATGGGTTCCGGCACACTATGAGTACGATTTTGCATGAGCAGGGCTATAACACTGCGTGGATAGAAACGCAGCTCGCTCACGTTGATAAGAACTCAATTCGTGGCACATACAACCATGCGCAATATCTGGATGGAAGGCGGGAGATGCTTCAATGGTATGCCGACTATATGGATTCTCTCGAGCATGGCGGAAATGTGGTGCATATGGTGTTTGAAAAACACGCATGAAACAACTGGACAAGTATACAGAGGTTTACTAAAGTATAAGGGAGTAGATTGATAAAAACTCACAGAGGATTGCTATTTAACAGTTAGCCATGGAGAAGGGCAATCGCTCTTTTAACAACGAAGATGGAATCTTCTACGCAGCTGAAAAGCTGGATGCTCTTTAACAGCCTTTGGTGCTTTTCTGATGCAGGAAAGAATAGGGATACATGCACCTTTACAATGCATGTAATGATTCATCCATGAGGCTGCGGAGCGCTGACAAAGCGCAATTGCTCTTTAACATTGATGTGGGCGGGATGGTTCGTCCCGCAGTGACCGATAGATTTCTATCGGGAAACATACAATGATTCAAATATGAATCTACGGCGCTGACAAAGCGCAATTGCTCTCTTGCCTGCCCACCATGCCCTGAAAAAGGGCGTTCTTTAAAACTACTGGATGTCACGCCTAATAGCGTGATCCTGCCGAAATGCAGGGTAGCTCTACCCTTGTGGAGCAAACAAACCAAAACAATCTGACTATCTTTTATAAAAGACCGCAATATGTTTTTCATATTGTGGTCTTTGGCGTATTCGACATTTGACGCAAATAAAACTCTCGCCATTCGTTGCAGGAGGGGGTTATTGCGTCATTAGTACAGGATATTAATAAATGGCTAATTACAATTCATTAATTCGTCTCTCTGAAGTTCAAAGGCGAACTGGGTAATGACTCCAACTTATTGATAGTGTTTTATGTTCAGATAATGCCCGATGACTTTGTCATGCAGCTCCACCGATTTTGAGAACGACAGCGACTTCCGTCCCAGCCGTGCCAGGTGCTGCCTCAGATTCAGGTTATGCCGCTCAATTCGCTGCGTATATCGCTTGCTGATTACGTGCAGCTTTCCCTTCAGGCGGGATTCATACAGCGGCCAGCCATCCGTCATCCATATCACCACGTCAAAGGGTGACAGCAGGCTCATAAGACGCCCCAGCGTCGCCATAGTGCGTTCACCGAATACGTGCGCAACAACCGTCTTCCGGAGCCTGTCATACGCGTAAAACAGCCAGCGCTGGCGCGATTTAGCCCCGACATAGCCCCACTGTTCGTCCATTTCCGCGCAGACGATGACGTCACTGCCCGGCTGTATGCGCGAGGTTACCGACTGCGGCCTGAGTTTTTTAAGTGACGTAAAATCGTGTTGAGGCCAACGCCCATAATGCGGGCTGTTGCCCGGCATCCAACGCCATTCATGGCCATATCAATGATTTTCTGGTGCGTACCGGGTTGAGAAGCGGTGTAAGTGAACTGCAGTTGCCATGTTTTACGGCAGTGAGAGCAGAGATAGCGCTGATGTCCGGCGGTGCTTTTGCCGTTACGCACCACCCCGTCAGTAGCTGAACAGGAGGGACAGCTGATAGAAACAGAAGCCACTGGAGCACCTCAAAAACACCATCATACACTAAATCAGTAAGTTGGCAGCATCACCGGGTGATTAATGGCTAAAGCATGGAAAGATGTTATCGCCTCTCCACAGTATCAGGCGTTAGCACCAGAACAAAAAGCGCAGGCTCAGGAGCAATACTTCAATGAAGTCGTGGCCCCGCAAGCCGGAGAAAGTGTAGCGCAGGCTAAGCAGGCTTTTTATGCTGCCTATCCACTACCATCAACGAATGAAATAGACCGATCCCAATCAGCAACTCAAAATATTCAACATACATCATCTGATAATTCTCTTGCGTCAGGGTATGCAAAGTTAGCTACTCAGCAAAGAGAGGGGCTTGAGCGTTCAGCAGAACAGGGAGCCAGTCTTGGGGCTGCGATGCGCGATGCTATAACAGGCGAAAGCCGAATGACTCCAGAGATGGAGAGACTGCAAAATGTCGACCTTGCCCCAGAGTTAACCTCACTCAGCATGGGTGCTCTAAAAGCTCGATGGTCTCAACTTTTCGGCTCTGACGCATCTCAGGAAAAGATTCTTCAGAGCATGGGAGCGAAATTAAGGCAGGATGAGAAGGGTAACACTATCGTTTCCCTGCCATCCGGTGATTATGCTCTGAACAAGCCGGGTTTATCGCCGCAAGACGTGGCATCGTTTCTGGCTAATGCGCTGGCGTTTACACCAGCGGGCAGGGCTGGAACGGTGCTTGGTGCCATAGGAAAATCAGCAGCTACAGATTTAGCACTACAGGGAGCCACCAGCCTTGCTGGTGGAGAAGATATTGATCCGTTACAAACGGTAATTTCTGCTGGCATTGGTGGTATTGGTAAGGGGCTGGAAAATACAGCGAGTGCGGTTTCGAGGGCTGTTCGTGGTGATATGTCGCCTGAAGCAAAGGCTGCTGTCAACTTTGCATCGGAAAGAAATCTGCCGTTAATGACCAGTGACATGCTGAAAGATAAAACCTTTATGCAGAGTCAGGCTCAGACATTAGGCGAAAGAGTTCCTTTTTTTGGAACCGGTAAGAATCGGCTGAATCAACAACAAGCACGAGAAAATTTAGTCAGAACATTTAGCGATGGTCTGGGTGGCATTTCTGATAAACAGCTTTATGAATCTGCGACTAAAGGGCAACAAAAATTCATTGAGGCAGCAGGAAAGCGATATAACCGCATAATTGACGCTATGGGGGATACCCCTGTCGATCTCTCAAACACGGTAAAAGCTATCGACAATCAGATTGCCGTGTTAAGCCGCCCGGGCAAATCTCAGGATAGAGCCGCGGTAAAAGTCTTGCAGCAATTTAAAGACGATATCACCAGCGGACCAAATGACCTGCGTCTGGCGAGGGAAAACAGAACCGATCTTCGAAAGCGATTTATGGCGTCATCTGACACTGTTGATAAAGATACGCTCCAGAAAGCCAGCGATATTATCTACAAGGCATATACGGCGGATATGAAAAAAGCCGTAGCCAAAAATCTTGGAGCAGACGAAGCCATTAATATGGCAAGGGTTGATCGGTCATGGTCTAAATTCAATGACATGATGGGAAGAACGCGCGTTCAAAAGGCAATAGCCAGCGGTAAGGCCACGCCTGAGGATGTAACAAAACTCGTTTTTAGCCAAAGCCCATCAGAACGTTCTCAGCTTTACAGGCTTCTGGATGACAATGGTAGGCAAAACGCACGAGCAGCCATAGTTCAGAATGCTGTAGATAAGGCGACTGATCCGTCTGGAAATATCAGTGTTGAGAAGTTTATTAATGCGTTACACCGGAACAGGAAGCAATCAGCAACTTTCTTTAAAGGCGTACATGGAAAGGAACTGGACGGCGTTATTAAATACCTCAACGATACAAGACACGCGGCAAAAGCGAACGTTCAAAACTTAAATGGTCAGCAGCTTTATGGATTGTTAGTTGGTGGTGGCATCATAAACGCAGCAGTATTAGCGGGGATGCTAAAAACGGCTGCGTTTGTTGTTCCTGCTGCTGGTGCCGTAGGCGGAGCAGCGAAGGCATACGAAAGCCCTGTTATACGAAATGCCTTGTTACGTCTGGCAAATACGCCAAAAGGTAGCACAGCATATGACAGAGCGATCAGTACGGTCACACAATCGCTCACCAGAGTCGCACAGGCATCACAAAAAGAAGCTCAATAACTGGTTAGCCATGGATGGCTTAGATATCTCTGCTGTCTCCATTAGGAAATAAAAGATAATATGGATTTGCCTTTCTTGCTCTCCTTGCTTCACCCGGATACCTGTTAGTCAGTAGCTTGCATAATGAGCAGAGAACAACACTCAAGAAAATTCCGAATGAGAAGATCAATATCTCACCAAAAATCAATGGCGATATTAAATTTTCAGGATTTAATGATAAGTCAATGTTAAAAACATATTGAGCAATACCAGTAAGTATCAATAATATAATCCCTATGGAATACATTGCTGTTTCCCAAACATCAGACAGTCTATTTTTGAATTGTTCGCTGGAGTAGTAGTTTGTTATAAAGTCAGAAAAATCACTCTCATATGCATCATCTTTAGGTGATGTTAGAAATCCTCTGTCTCTCCATACCTTCTCCCAATTAGTCGATTCTTTTTTTAAGGAAAAATAAATATGTATTCCCAAAAGGATAGCCAAAATTGGTGTTAGCTCTAAAAAATAGAATGTTATGGAATAAATAATACTGCCATGTTCAAACTCATCTGGGACTATCATGTATGCACAAAAATAAATTGAAAAGTACACCATGCAGATAGTTAGCAATTCTTTAGTATCTTTTCTGCTCACACCAACCCCCTTTAGCGTTGTTTAGAATGGCAATCATCATATATCCAAGACATGGCATTTGGTACATAGCTTGGGTCGGGATTTCAAGTCCGCTCCCAGTTGATGGGGCCGTTACAGTACGCGCATATCCGCTTTATGTGAAACAGGAAGATTTTTCTGATATCACTGCCACAGCAAAACACCAATTTCGTGACCAGTACGCGCGCGAGGGGTATCAGTTGCAAAATTTTTTGCAACTGCGTCCGACCAGTACGCACACGATGGCGGGGGATACCATAAAACTGTTCTCTACATGAGACAGAGTGGTGGTGATGTGTTGATTATCGGCGTATATGCGCACAGGACGCGCTATGACGATGTTTTATGCGGGTACACCAATCACATGTATCTGGTGTGATAAATCGCGTTACATGACCTCTCATGTTGTGCTGGTGGTTATCACGACTTTCTGAATCTGGCCTTTGCCTGATATTTTGCGACAAGTACGCGCGCGTAGCATCGACAGCATACACATTGGATATTCATTTTGTGACCAATGCGATAAGTAGCGGGATAAGAATTGATAAAATCAACAGGCCGATGATCCACTTTTGATTTTCACTGGCCTTATCTCTATTTTCATCAATCTTATCAATAATTCGACGCTCCAATCCGTGCATATCACCGCGAATGGCAATCATCTCATTGCGAACATCAGGGAAGTGGTTGGCTTGATGTTCAATGTGTGGCGTTCTGCCTTTCATATCTGATCCTCACCTATCGTCACTACCTGCTGGTGTATAAAGGTATTGGCCCAAGCAACTTTCCAATGGGCACTCATGTTTATACGCTGACCTTACAATCAATCACTGCTTTTAGCTTTTCAGCATTGCTTCCCTGACGCTTCCACGCGCTGTAAATATCTTTATCCCACGCTTTACCAGCTTTTGTTTGATAGCCTGCTTCATTGATCCGTTCAGCTATCACACGCCCATTATCAAATCCCTGTTGGATGGTATCGGCAATGATCTTTATAACTGCCGTTTCGTTATATGGTTTTGGTGGGATGTTCGGCTTTCCGGCAATAAGCGACGCAGCGGCTTTTTCCATGCGCTCCACCAGCCCAAGCATTCGTGAATCAATAGACTTTTCCGGCTGCCCCAGCTTCATGCGAATCGCATCAACAAGCCAGGAGGTTTTATCTCCTCCAGAAGCGAGAACAGACCGATTAAACTCATCCTGCAATTCAGATGGGATGCGGAACGCGACCAGATTAGATTTGCTCATTGCAAAGACCATATCAGTGAGTAATATCCATACAGTATACCACTGTATAACACTGTTATACGCTCAAATATCAGCCAGAAAATAACGGACCAATCACAAATCTATCGCTGTGTTGTTGGTTCAGAGCTGGGCTGTGTTGGTTCAAAATGAGTTGATGTTGGTTCAATATTTCAGAAAAAACACAATAAAAACAACAATCTTTACAAATTGAACCAACTGAACCAACTGAACCAACACCTTTTTGCTTATCTATATAATCTGAGAGGCAGAAATGATAAGGGACAGGAAAGCTGAAGAGCTGGAGTCAAAAGGGCTATACCGGAGAGCTGCCGCACGATGGATGGAAGTCATGCTGTTATGCACCGAGGACGATGATCGGGAATGGATAAAGCGCCGCCGTGAAACGTGTCTGGAGAACGTGAAGCGCCCGCCCGTGAAGGTTGAGGAATTTGGCGACCTGCATAAAGCTGTTACCGAAACGCAACACCGCATGGGGATAGCGCAACCGAACGGTAACGCCTTCCGGTTAAATGGCGGCAAGAGGCAAAGGTAGACCACCAGAGGGAAATCATCCTCTGGCTGGCGGTTTCTGGTATTTCGGGACAAGTACGCGCGCGCGTAGCACCCAATCGGTGAGGAAATAGCGGCGACCTGAATGGTCAAAATCACAACGCAGCTATCCCCGTAAGCAGCGCTTAACGGAATAGCAGTAACCTGAATCCAGTGGGGAGGGGGTAGTCAAATCTCTACAGCCCTGACTATCCGGGACTGCCCGCCCCATCGTTTTTTTATACCCGCGAAAAATGAAATTTAATCCGGGCGTGTTTCATTCTTCCAGAGGGTATGACGTATGACACCACGCGAAATAGCCTTATTGACCATCGCCAAACTTGAGCACGGAGGCCACCAGCTTACACAGGCAGATCAACGGGAGATAGAACGATCAGTTAATGCCGATATAGCCCGGCGCGACAGGTTCCGCGAAATGATGCGAGCACCTGCCTACCAGTGGAAGAAGCCAGCGCCGCGCAGGTAGATATGGGATTATTCCACATGTAACTTATGCGTATTAAGCAAATTTCCTTTATTCACCTTTACAGAATTGTGAGTACGTCAGTATCGTTATCCTTCCGATTCGCATTTATTCAGGATTTGCATGTACCAGCTAAAGATAACCATCCGAGACAGCAAACCACCTATATGGCGGCGTGTGCTGGTTCCAGAGCAAATCCCCTTTAGTAAACTTCATGCCGTGATCCAGTTAGCTTTTGGCTGGAATGACGAACACCTGTATATGTTCGAGAAAGGGCGTAAAGGTGATCCAGGTAGCGAGTATCGCGTATGGGGTGAGGATGAAAGCATGGGTAACGCGGCAATCACGCCACTATGGGCGGCGCTCCAGAATGAGGGTGACAAGCTGGTTTACACGTATGACTTTGGCGACTGGTGGGATTGCGTCATTGTGCTGGAGAAGCAAACACACGATACGAGTAATCAGCCCATTAGCTGCCTGCGTGGGAAAGGCACCACCCCGGCGGAAAACTCAGGCGGCTTGCATGGTTACAATGAATTGCTATTACAGGCCAGAGAGTCTGATAATCCTGAGCAGGCCGAGATCCACAATTTCCTGATGCTGGATATTGAACGCCGGGTTTACGACCTGAGCCGCATCAACGACAGATTGCAGGCTATTAACTGACCCGCATGTATTCACCTGATATTGCGTTGTCAGCGCCGCCAGTATCGCGCATAACAGCGCACTGACCGGGTAAACCGTAGCGCACGACCGTTGCGTTAGTATCACCGCCGCGCCGTATCTGGCGCGATTCATACACTGTCACCCGCTCAAGCAGTCCACCAGCAACCATGCTTTCCAGTGTGCGCCGGGTTGATTCGAGCTGGTGACGCTTATCGAACGACACCATGCCATGAAGCAGGTAGGCCACACCCGACACATCGAACGGCGGCGCACCAATCTCACCAGTCACCCATTCGAGGTTATCCGGTTCAAAGTAGCTAAGTATCTCTTTTTTGCGGCTGGTCATTCTCATGGCTGGCTGATTCCTTATTGTGGGATAGCACTATCATACAATAAGTGGGTTAAAGGGAGAGCGTTACCGCCTGATATGCTGTATGAATAACAACCAAATTTCAGGGGCGGAAAAAGATATGGGGGTACTTTTGGGGGTATCTATAAAAAATGAACAATAAAAAAGGCAACAAAAACAAAGCTTATCGCCTATGTGTATTGTTCCTATTATCGCACAATCAAGAAAATCAATAACTTAGCTTAACTTCTCTAAGAAATTGTATCTTCTGTTATCACTTACAAACGCCTATACGTTGTTATGGGCTTTGGTAGTGTAACACGTATGGGCGAGTAGTTCCCAGGCTCAACCTCGTAACAAGTTCCTTTGAAGCTGGAAGACGTGCCACCGTCTCTAAACCTTCTACCAAAACTCTTAGCAAGATGTTCCACACCTGGCGCGGTGTCCAATGATGCTACACGTCGTGAGACGTTGCAGAGGATAAACAGGCTAAATGATGGGAAGAGTTTTAAGTGCAATAGTGGATCAAAGCCCACCTCTTCAAAACCTAACTTGATCGGGAAAGAATCAAGCTCTAGCACGGTTTCGTCCACCGGAGTACAACGGGTGCCTGATAAGAGAAGAACTGCTAAGACTTCATAGCTTTTGTGAAAAAGCCCTTTTAGTGGATACGCCTACGGCGCTTATTTTTTGGGGTAGCCCATCAAAGGCGCTTTATGGCTCCTATTGTCTTGAAAATGTATCTTTACTTGTATTGTGTTTTATGCGTAGTCTCCCTGTGTAGTATGTAACTTGTTAATTTTCATATGAATACAGAGGCACACGATGAAAAACATTGCAGCTATCAAACGTAATAACCGCAAGATTCACGCTCGTAAGTTCCTGTCTACGCCAGAAGGAAAAGCCTGGCTAGAGCGTAAACAGAGAGAGAACGAAGAAAGAAAACTCCTTAATGAGTTGAAATGGCTTAGAGAGGATTTCTGAAAATCTCCAGAACGCAACAGGACGCATTCTAACGCTATTTTCATTGCTTGGTATAGGGATGTATAGGTGATGTGTGTTTAATGCGTCTGTGCGCTTGTTTTGTGCCTTATTTTGCATTTTCATAATGCAGAAGAGAACACGGAAAACCTTAAAATTAATTATTGGGGTATTTAAGGGTATTTTCAGGTGATTTAAGGGTATTAAACTTGATTTAATTGATTAAAATATAAACAGATAGTTGTGTATCTTATTGATTTATAAGGTTATTTTTAAATAAAGGTAAATAAAAAATAAATAGCCATAAATAGCTATAAATACATCTAAATACCTATATCCCTTCCCTTATGGCTAGATTGCGAGAGGTGCTTAACGCGATTTTCAGCGCCCCCCGATCTGGAAAATCCAGAATCCCCAAATATCAGCAAGGAATTTTCTTGCGTAATCAACATCGTTTTTACCTATTAAATCATTACACAGAAAGCCTTTCTGTAATGTCTCTCACTAAACTTTCACTAAACACGAGAATGATCGGTTTTATGTCGGATCAGATGCTAGAAACAGCACCACGTCTCACAAGGACTGTAAGCGATGAAACCAGTGTTTATGCGGGTGCAGGTCAAAATATAGGCCAAAATCAATTTAACATAATAAACGTAATATGCACTAAGGAACACATAGAACGCCTTGAGTTGATGTATCAGGGGAAAAGTGATGGATTTTTTACGTAGGAGCACGAGAGGGCTTCTGTTGACTTTTGTATGCTATGAAACATAATTAAAGGTTTTTTTGTTTTTATTGTGTGATGTAGTGGATTACACAGGGGAATAGATTAAATGGTGTTCTGTTTATACAGGTTTATTTGTTAGATCAACAATTTGGCATTTCTAAACAGATGTTTGAACGTTGCCAAATGTCTTGACAACACAAGAAAAGGGCTTGCTATGCCACGCATTACACGAAATAAGGCTGTAAAAACAAAATAAATTTTAAAATTTGCACAAACGAGAAAACTCGTTAAGAAACAAGCAGAACAATTTTTAGCCAACAATTTCTGATGGTGCTCTGTAGGCCGCACTACACAAGGATTTGCGAAAGTGATGTAAAAGTGAAGAAAGTAAGAATTGCACTTTTAAGCTACTTTTCATTGAATTTTTAGTATGGAATTACACAGGAATAAGTTAGGGATATTCTATGATTTACACAGGGAATATAGGGGATTATGGCACACACATAGAAAGGCATTACACAGAGTGAGTGCTATGTGATGATTGGTAGTAACGGTAGGTCATAGTGAGCTAGGGGGTAGGTCACTGTGAACTACAATAAGACTATTAATAAAACTATATTAGATTATTAATTAGATCATAATAATAATATTCTTTATATCTATATATATGATCTTTTGCCTTCCGGCGTTAGCTTCACTCTCTGGCAAGCAGCCTTACTCCGCTACCTTTCGGGCTTCGTGGCTGGCCCGTTCCGCTCACACCGAAAGCAAAGCGTTACTTTCTTCGTGTAACTTCGTTGGCGGTAACGCCCACGAAGAAATCTATTGCGCTGTGCGCAGTAAGAGTAATCACCTAACCAATCATACTGATTGCTTATGTGTTAACTCTCTCTAACTCTTAATTACCCTCCTACATTTAATAACTCTGTTATTCTCTGTAGTTGTGTAATTACTCGAAGAGAGAGCGGCTAAAGCTCAATTACACTCTGCTTTCCTCGTGTAATTTCACTAAGCCTCAATACAATTTCACTTCCTACATTCTGTAGTCGTGTAATTGTTTTCGGTGGAAAAGCCAGAGGCGACACCGAAAGAGAATTCTGATCTTATTAATCTTATCTATCTTAGTTAATCTTCTTACTTATCTTACTTACTTTATCTACTTTATTATTAATAATAGCTTTATAAGCTCTCTGTGTAGCTCTCTGACGCAAGAAACAGCATTCAGGAAGGGAATCACCTTAGAAAAGGTGTTCTTTGCGTCATAATGTGTTTTATGAAGGATTCAGAGGTGTTTCATAACAGGAATGTATAGAGAATACTTTAGGTAATTAAAAATAAGGGGTCTAAATGCTTCTCTAACAGCATTAAGCAGGGTAGGGAATGGAAACGCATTGCCTACATATAATAAACTCACTACAGGGCTTTACAGGGCGTTTTATAAAGCGACTCTCTGTTTTATATCTACAATCACCTTTTCATATACCTAACAAATACAAAATAAGCCCCTTAAATAAGCCTCTGGCGAGCTAAACAGACATTACATAAGAGAATGTATTGCTTTTATCAAAACTTCGTTAGAACGCGTTTTAGAGCGTTTTAGCGGATAATGAAGAATAGCACTACACAGAAGAGCACGAATTGCTAAGACAAATTATAACATGCTGAAAAAGATCGATTTTTTCGAAAAGGGTATTGACAAATGTTTCTTTATATGTAATAATAGGTATTAGAGGGACAGAAAAACATTCTTCTCTAAATAATCAAAATCAATGCACTTTGAAGCCGTCAGGCTTGCAAGGTGTTTTATTTCTTTTAACTGAATAAGGAGTTTTTTATGAAATGGTTTACACCGGAGCACGTCGTAAAGGCATTTAAAAAAGGTGAGCTTACACGCCACCAAATAGTAATGAATCGTAATATGGCAAGGAGTCGAGGTTATCCAGAGCGAGCAGCTTGCTTCAATGAAGCACTCAAGATTATTGATGAACTAAGAAAAAATGAAAAAGAATCTGAAACAGAGTAAAGAAGAGAAGGAGAAAACTATGAGCGAAGCTACAGAAAAGAAAAGACAACCACGCACTTGCTTTCATATTCCTGATGAAGTATTTCAGGTGTTGTTTAAAGAAGCCAGAAGTAAACGTATCACTGTTACAGATTACATTCTTGATATGTTGAAAAGAGAGGCTGAAACACTCTCAAATAAAAGCAAGTGATTTTTATCACCATAGTAGCGCCATAGAGCGTGATTACATCAAGGAGATTTTTAATGATTAACCAACTAACTTTTACAAAACACTATGACACGTTTGATAATATATCAAAGATTTATTCTGATAAATTCCCTCAAGGAAAAGATTTAGATCTATTACATATTGTGCTTTATTTTCGATTCCTTAGTTATCAGGAAAACAACCTTAATTGTTATGAAAGTCACGAAACATTAGCTAAGATTTTTAAGTCTTCACCATCAACAATTAAACGTAAGATAAACGATCTTAAAGAGATGGGATTATTAGAAACATCCCCACATCCTGATCCGTATATTTCATCTTTGATTTACAATGCTCTCCCTCTCACAGATGCACATATTACTCCCCCAGGAGAATCATCACTCTCTGATCTTTCTGAGGCAGAAGAAGCACAGGAACAACCTAAAGGCCATAAACAGCCTTCTTTTGATGTTCTTGATGATGATTGGGATACGCCTTTACCCTGGGAGACGGAAGAAACACCTGTTTCATCAAGTGAAAAGGTAGCTAATGATAATGAGGAGGATGTGTTAGAGAATTTTGCCTCTCTTATCATCCAGGAGAAACACAAAAGAACAGGAGGGGCATCATTTATAGAATTTGCAAATTCACTAGCTTGTAGATACGGGCTAAAACGACCAAATGGTATTGAGGCATATTTTTCTAAGCATTACCCAAATGTATACGAAGACTTTGATATTCCCTTTTAAAAAGTAAGGAGGACTATTGATACAGTATTTAATAAAAAGCAAAGTAGACAGAATTCAGTGTAACGACACAGGAAAACGCATCTACGAAACGCTTGCTTACCTCTATAAAGGAAAGCCAACACCGCTAAAATATAGCGATGTGTTACATCGAGCAGGTTGCTCTGAGTCAGGTTTAAAATTCTGGCTGAAACAGCTATCAAATTTCGGTGTTATTGAAATGAAAGAGCTGTCTTTCTCTACATTTAATCTCAAAAGACTAGATAAAGAAATAGAATTCATCTATTCCACTCTCTAAAATCTCTCTATGTAATTAAAATATAAAAGGAAAACATTATTATGATAGTAGCTATGTATTGGTTATTGTTCTTTCTCACGTTAGAAGCATATTTCGGGGTGTTTTCCTTTAAAAGAAAAGGAAAAGTAAATTATGGCAAAAAGAAAAAACAACGTTGTTAAGAAAATCGGTGATTCAGCTTCTCTTCTAAGTAAACCTAAATCTATTCTAAAACGTAAAGACTTTAAAGAGCTAGTTACGCTCACCAAGCATAATAGCGCCCCTGGCGAATGGAAAACAGAGATCATAGAACATTCTCCCTCTGTGCCTTGTGGAGATGAATATATCGCCTTACAAGAAATCTTATCTTCAACACCTGGCGTGTTCTGGAAACCTAAAAAAAGAAAAGAGTATATCGTTGATAGCTCTGATTTACGCAAATACCAGATTTTAGGATTTGAAGATTATAATCACTACGTTGGTTATCTCGCCACAAATGGCCTAAATAATTTAGTTCCTGAATTCCAGATTTTAGATAATGCAGATCACTATGGAGACTTTTAATATGAACAAAAACACGTATGACACAATTTACTCACTAATTAATTATTATGAGGATGATTACCTCCTGCCTTTAAACCGCGCTGAACTTGAAGCATACAAAGAAAACACGCCAGCGGCACTAAATGAGGCGTTTAAACACTGGGATTTAGCTGTGAATGCCTTTGAGCACCTCTCTAAGCGTGTAGAGATGCTCTGTAAGCGCGAAAACGCATACCTGACAGCCGATCAGGTATGGGAATTATCAAACTGGATAGAAGATATTGAATCTGATGTTCGCTATGTGGGAGATGGACTTGTTGAACTAGCGCAACGCTTAGGCGCTACTATCACAGAAGAATAAAAAAAGCAACAAAAAAGTTGTAAAATATCTTGACATTCCATCTATTGTATGTTAATATAATTATATAGGGGTGATTATTTTTCCTTTATTGGTTCGATATTAAAAATTCTTCCTGTCATTAAAGGGGAGTAAAATCTCCGCTCCCCGCTTCTTCTCCTCCTTAAGTAAATACTGTGCCATTATACCTCTTTGTTATGCATACATCTTGGAGTATGCATAACATAGGGTAATTACATAGGTATGAGTTAATAAAAGGCGGCTTTAAATGCTGCCTTTTATTTTGCCCGTTATACAACTTAAAAGTTGTATTTCTTACTTTAAACAAGGTAACAAGGTTTATATAAATGTTGCTCTTAAATGATAAAGAGCAAATCATCAAGTATAAAGATGAAATGCTGAAAATTAATCCACAAATTACCGAAATGGTAGCTAAATACGCTGGGTGTTCTGTCGAGGAAGTAGAAAGATGTGTTGAAAAATATTTTTCTCCTTCTTCTCCGTCTACACCTTCCCTTAATGAATTAATCAAATTAAAAGCTAAGGAGATTACTAAATGATTATTGATTTAGACACTCTGTTTCCAGTTCGAAAGACTTTCACGGATATTGTAAGTTATTGTACTGATCCGTTTGCCTCTGTAGAAAGCAAGGTTTTTGCTTCTCTTCCTGCTGATGTTGAGTGCGGCGACTTGATCACCAGCACTGGCGCTAAATATGAATCAGGAGATGATATTTATGTTGTTATGAGTGAATTTGTAACGGCTGGAGAAAACAAGCCTGTAGATGTGCTACGTAGCAATGCTGGGCTTGTATGCATCAAAGCTGATGCGCTGAATGCTGTAAGTGAAGCAGCAAAAACAGCATTAATTAAAAAAGGCTTTCAGCTTGAAGGGTTCCATTCTGTTTTCACTTCTTAATAAAAGGAATAATAATAAATGATTCTAGGTAATGATTACGTTGATTTAGCTCCTCTGTTCTCTGCGCATAGCACTAGAAATTATCTACTTTCTACTCTCGACTTCACTGATCCGGTGGGCGTTAGTTCTCATAAAGTAGCTGTTTCCCAGCTTGTCGAAAGCAACGAATCTCTCTTTAACAAAGAGACAAGCCGTTTTAGTTCTGAACACAATGTTACTAAGCGAGAACAAGGTAAAGAATGGCTGATCGAAATCCCTTACTTCCTGCGTGAAGATGTGATCCGTCCTTCTGATGTTCAAGGCAAGCGTAAGCCTGGCACTGATTTTCAGGAAACACTCACTGATATTTATGCTGACTATGTTGCTAAACACCACGTAGCGTATCAGCGTACAAAAGAGAGCGTGCTGGCTGCATCTCTGTTTAGCGGTAAAACTTACACGCCTAAAACTGATGATGTTCTTATCGAGTGGAGCAAGCTGTTTAACGTATCAGCTATGAAAGCCACTGTGAACGCTTCCAGCACTGACACCACGAAGATTTTTAAAGAATTTGATCAGATTGCTACTGACATTATCGAAAAAGCACAGAGTCAGGCGGCGGCTGTAGAGCGAATTGTTGTTTTCTGTAAGCCGGAAGCCTTCTCTGCAATTCGATTCTCTGCTGGTATGGCAAACGCATTCCAGTATGTAAGCCCACTGGAAGAGGGGAACGTTGTGTATCAGCGTCGTGACCTGCTGCCAGGGGTGACAGCGTTCACTATTCCAGGAACTAACATTGATGTTGTTAAACTGGTAGATCCGCTACACCTGGCACATATGACCGCAGACGCTGTAGCTGTGCCTAAATTCTCTAAGGGTAGCGGAATTTATACCAACATCTACGGGGCTGCTTCCAGCACCTTTGAACTGATTAATGCCGCTCCTGCTGAGGTGTATAGCTATAGCTATGAATCTTCTCGTGGTGATGCTGTTAACGTTGTTACAGAGAATAGCCAGATGGTGGTAAACCACGGTGTAGGCTTCTCCGTTCAAATCACTGTTAAATAATATTTTAACGTGTAATAGAGGCGTGGCGTGAATAACACGCTTCGCCTTTTTTTATTTATTTTTAAATTTTGAGAGGTGATTAAAATATGGAAGTGATTTTGAAATCAAAAAATGGTGTACACGTACATTTAGATGCTAATGATTCTAGAGGATTGTTAAATCTGAAATATCTCTGTTCTCTTTTAGATGTTCCCTATGAAGGAGTAAAAGCCCGTATGTTCAGATTAAACGAGAGTATTGATCAGGCTCTACACCATTTCTTAAGCAAAGAAGGTGGTAAAAATGATTAATAAGGGGATTTTAAATGTTAGAAATTAACACTTCTAAAATTAAGAACACAGTAACATTTAGTGTAGATAAAGACAGCTTGAAAAAAGCGAAAGACTCTATTACAGGCTTAAAGGAATTTGCAGAGAATATCAAGCCAGCTAAGTTAAGGTTTGATAATGTCACTAAAGGCTATAAGAAAGCACAAAGTGAAGTAGACAAGATTGCTCAACAGAAAGCTAAAGCCGAAAAACAGAATCAAAGAGTACAAGCTGCCGCAGCAAGAGCACAGGCAAGGCAACAGCAACAAATAGCAGCACGTAAAGAGAAAGCAGAATTAAAACTCCTCGATGTGTCAAGCTCTATCAGTGCAATGCACCGTCTCTCTGTAGCTGAACAATACAAAGCTATTGCACAGGCTAGAGAAATTGCCCTCCAATATGAAAGAGGCGCTATTAGTCTGGCACGTATGAATAGCCAGATGAAACGCTTACAACAGCAACAACGTAAGATTAATGGCAACAGAAAAGCACAATTAGCCCCCGTTAAGGGAGGATCAGGGAATTCCGCCACTATGGGCGCTCTGTTATTTGGAGGCGCTACGGCTGCTGCTGGCGTGATGGCTGTTAGTAAAGCGTCGGAGTTTGTTAGTAGCAGTTTCGCTAACGCAGAGACCCAAGGGGAGCTAATCCAACGTGCAAGGCTTGGCGGTGTAGACGTTAACCAGATGTATAATATTACAGAATGGGCGTATAGAAACGGCGTTGACTCTATGATGGGTGATCAAGGGGCTAGGAAATACCTGGATCAGATGAAAGATGTTAGGGAACGTGCCGCAAAATCCTACAGTGAAGCTGAATTGGTGAAAGACAAGAAAACCGGAAAATCTGAATGGAAAGGCGGTGATAATGCTATTAATGAACTTCTAAACTGGATTTGCCCCTATATTTCCAGACATCTGTTATCACTTAACCCATTACAAGCCCGCTGCCGCAGATATTCCCGTGGCGAGCGATAACCCAGCGCACTATGCGGATGCCATTCGTTATAATGCTCGAACGCCTCTGCAAGGTTCTTTGCTGCCGTTAACCCGTCTGGTTTGGGCATGATACTGATGTAGTCACGCTTTATCGTTTTCACGAAGCTCTCTGCTATTCCGTTACTCTCCGGACTCCGCACCGCCGTGTTCTTCGGTTCAAGTCCCAACATCCGGGCGAACTGGCGTGTTTCATTAGCCCGGTAGCATGAACCATTATCCGTCAGCCACTCCACTGGAGACGACGGAAGATCGTTGCCGAAGCGGCGTTCCACCGCTCCCAGCATGACGTCCTGTACTGTTTCACTGTTGAAGCCGCCGGTAGTGACCGCCCAGTGCAGTGCCTCACGATCACTGCAGTCCAGCGCGAACGTGACACGCAGTCTCTCTCCGTTATCACAGCAGAACTCGAACCCGTCAGAGCACCATCGCTGATTGCTTTCTTTCACGGCCACTCTGCCTGTATGTGCCCGTTTCGATGGCGGTACAGCAGGTTTTCGCTCAAGCAACAGCGCATTCTGGCGCATGATCCGGTAAACACGTTTGGCATTGATCGCAGGCATACCATCAAGTTCTGCCTGTCTGCGAAGCAGCGCCCATACCCGACGATAACCATACGTGGGCAGCTCTCCGATAACATGGTGTATACGGAGAAGCACATCCGTATCATCAGTGTGACGACTGCGGCGGCCATCCATCCAGTCATCGGTTCGTCTGAGAATGACGTGCAACTGCGCACGCGACACCCGGAGACAACGGCTGACTAAGCTTACTCCCCATCCCCGGGCAATAAGGGCGCGTGCGCTATCCACTTTTTTGCCCGTCCATATTCAACGGCTTCTTTGAGGAGTTCATTTTCCATCGTTTTCTTGCCGAGCAGGCGCTGGAGTTCTTTAATCTGCTTCATGGCGGCAGCAAGTTCAGAGGCAGGAACAACCTGTTCTCCGGCGGCGACAGCAGTAAGACTTCCTTCCTGGTATTGCTTACGCCAGAGAAATAACTGGCTGGCTGCTACACCATGTTGCCGGGCAACGAGGGAGACCGTCATCCCCGGTTCAAAGCTCTGCTGAACAATTGCGATCTTTTCCTGTGTGGTACGCCGTCTGCGTTTCTCCGGTCCTAAGACATCAATCATCTGCTCTCCAATGACTAGTCTAAAAACTAGTATTAAGACTATCACTTAAATAAGTGATACTGGTTGTCTGGAGATTCAGGGGGCCAGTCTATAAACATCGGTGTTATTAACAAAAGCGACCTTAAAAAATTTGCTGATAATCCGGCTGGATTAATTTCTAAGGCTGTTAATGGAATGATGAAAAAAGGGTTTTCAGACTCCCAAATTGGACAACGTTTAGAAGACCTGGGCGATGATTTGATGCTTACGTCAAAATATTGGCAACGTTCCGTTAAAGATGTACAAGAAAGTATTAATCAGCAAAAAGCCTCTGGAAAATGGCTAACAGAAACACAGCAAGACTCTATTGTTAAATTCAGAGAACTAAACAGACAGCTTTCACAGCTTTCTGATGCAAGACAAGTAGCATTCGTAGACGGCTTTATGAAATCTCTCGATCCAAAAGTAACGGAAGAGTTTATGAAAAACCTTTCTAATCTCACTCCGTATTTTACGAAGCTGGGAGAAGCTACAGGAAGTCTCTTTGAAGCTATTATGAAGATTGTAAACTGGTTTAATCGTAATGATGATAAGACAGATGCTATTCAGAAAAATATGGGTGATGCACCGCCATTAAGCAATGAAGGGATGAAACAGAATCTTTCTAATCTCGTTCCTAATCAATATAAAGGCGCTGGCACTGCAACAACTACACCTGATAATAGTCATTCTCTCTTTAACACAATTAAGGGATTGCTTTTCGATGATAATTCTTCTGTGTCAGATGTAAAAATGTCAGTCAATGAAGCACCGATAACCAATCTCAAACAGGGTGCTTTAAATAATCTTGCAATGACAACTCCAGCTTATAATTTATCTCCTGTGTTTAATCTGAATCCTACATTTGAAGTGGTAACAGAAGTGCCGCTAACTATCGAATCAGACACCGGACGATTGAGCGATTATGTGGATTTTACAGCGAGAGCAAGTCGGGATAGCTTCTTGAAATCATTAACATTAACCAGCTTATCAGGACAATCCAACGGCGGGTAATTCCCGCCATAACATTACAAGGAAAATTATTATTATGGCGACCGCCGGGATTTTAACCATACGTGCAGCAAATACTCCAGAACAACACGTTCAGGCTGTTTACAAAGCAGAACAAGATATAAATTCTACAAAAAACGAAAATAGCAAAGCTAATAAAACAAAAGGAGAGAACGGATTTGCTATTGTTACCAGTGGCTTGGCATCTTCTGGTAATGACGTTTATGAAAATTATATGGCACTGGCCTTTGATAGTGTTGACGATGTGAACGTGAGACGTTCGGCAGATGTCACAAGCTACCCCGTAGAAAATGGTGCTACTGTGTCTGATCACGTTCAAATTAAAAACAATAAGTTCTCTCTTAAAGGGCGTATCACTGAAACACCGATTAAAAGCGATCCTGGCTTGTTAAAGAGTGCAGGGGTGAACGGGAACAGAAGATCATTAGCTATAGACTACTTGAATCAGATTATGGACAGTAGACAGCCTTTTCTTCTTGTTACAGAAAATAAAACTTTTGAGAACGTTGTTTTAACAGGCATCGAATACACAGAAGAGGCAAGCGAATCCCTGGTATTTGATCTTAGCTTTGAACAAATAAGATTAGTTTCTTATGGTACTGTAAACACTGTAGCTATCAAAACACAGCCATCTAAGAACATCGGGGCGAATATGAAAAAACGTGTTAACACTGAAAAATCAAGTAGTGAAGGTGAAGACACTATTACTCCTGCCTTTAAACAGGAATAGCCGTAAATGCCTCTAAAACGCTCTGTAACGATGTAATTATAAAAGAGGCTACCAATCTATGTTGAAGCCTCTTTATTGCGTCTATGGCGTTGTTTTGCGCATTAAATTTGATTTTTTATTGATTGATAAGCCTTTCTCTATTTCAGGGTAGCGTAGAAGCTCAATATAGTTTTTAAGCTCTACTGGAGAAGCTGCATTCTTGCTATATGTGCGGAATGTCTCTGTATTGCCGCGTGTATGGCCCAGGAGAAGGGCGATCCTGTCTTCTGGAATTTGATTTCGATCAAGAAGCTGTGCTACTCCGTGTCTCAGAGAATGAAACACCTTCCTTTCTGTTCCCTTTTCCCCTAAAGCCTTTCGTTTAGCTCTTGTAAATCTCTGCGTGTGCCACGTGGAACGTTTACCATCAGCACGCTCTGTAATGCTGGCGTGATAGAACAAAAAGCCATTATGAGGCTTTTCACGCAGCGACAACACCAACGGAGTGATAAGGCTATGCACAGGCACAAGACGTGCCGCAGCTTTCGTTTTTCCCTGTGTGATTTCAAAACACAGCACACCTTCGATCTCTTTCACATCGTCTATTGTGAGACTTGCTATCTCATTGATCCGCATACCTGTATAAGCACCGATAAGACACAAAGCCATCATTTCTTTGTTTTCTGCTGAATCACCGGAAAATACTTGCAACACCTGCAATAGCTCTTTGTTAGAAAATGCCTCGTAGCTCTCTCTACTTTGTGCCACATCAAGCCTATGCCCTCGCCAGGGGGAGAGCGCCCTTTCTGGCGCATCGTGGTAACGTGATGAAGCTAACTCCCATAGCTGGGCCATTGGGCTGATATAATTTGCAATTGATTGTTGTGAAAGGGTTTTTTGCATGTGTTCTATCCAGCCTGTAACAGTGGTGCGGCTTACATCTTGCAATGCAATATCAGGCTTTTTACGGTAGGAGAGAAACATCTCTACCGCTTTTCTTGCCTTAGCTAAAGTGGCTGGCTTCTTCTTCGTGCTGTTAATTGTCAGGTAGATTTCAAGAATTTTAAGCAATGACGGACACGAAGACGCTGTATCTTGCATTCTGGTAGCTGTTTTGGCGTATTTAGCCTTACTGCGTAACAGTTCCAGCGTGTTCTCTATTGTGCTGTTTACAGGGGCGACACTCTCCCGTAGACAATGGTATTCATCTGCAATCTGATCACGCTTTCTACGTGCAACACGAAGACTACTTGTGTGCAGACTTCTGACAAACGTCCTTTTTCCTTCAAAAAAGGGCTGCATATACACAGGCAACGTGATCCTCAAATAGTAGTTACCGTAAGAATCACAGATTATGTATTGATTGGGCTTGTATCTCATAAACTCCCCGGCTAAAGTGTCGGAGCGTTTGTAATGTGAAAATTGATTGTAACGCAT